GCATTGGAACTGTCAACGATTACAAGGTTTGAGTCCTTCGTTATGTCCAGGGCAAAAACCGGACATACCGAAGTATTCCGAATTTCTCGGGGCTTCATTCAAAAGGAAATTTTCAATCATGAAAAAAATCTCTCTGGCTCTCGTTTTGGTTTCCGCTGGTGTTTCTTCTTTCGCTGCTGTGCCTGCTGCCGCTACCGCTGCTATCACTGAAGCTGGCACCGATATGACCACTGCTATCGGCGCTGTGATCGCTGCCATGGTGGTGGTGTGGGGCCTGCGTAAGCTGGGTTCCAAGATGGGTTGGCTGTAAAGCCTCGGGCCGGATAGTTCCGGTCTTTTTATTGGCTCGTTCTCGGGCCAATAGAAAACCAACTAGGTGAACCCATGGGCGCTCTTTTCAATAACGTTTGCTATCCAACGCAAGACATAGCGCGGCAACAGGCATGTGCAACTTTTGACGCCAAAGTAATGGCGACAACGAACCTCTATACAACGGAGTGCACATCCACTACTTACACCGCTACGACTATGACGCTTTGCAAGCGTACCAACGGCGGCACTTGTACCAACATTTCCCAGCCATGGCCCGTTACGCCTGCCTGTGACTATGACGGCGGGGTCACTCTTGCTTATGACTGGTTTCTTGCCTCTGTGGCCTTTGTAGTCATTTGCTGGGGTGGAAAAAAACTCATCAACCTTTTCAACACGGACACGGTGCAATCGTGAACACTTCTTATGACCTTCGATGCTTATCAAGTTTTAAACACTTACGCGCCTGTCTGTTTGTTCTTTTTGGGCTTGTACATAGTTTTCAAGTAAACGCGCAATCCGCTACCTATGGTGATGTGTTCGGTTACATGTACTACGGCACATCTGGCAATGCCACTACTGTTAATTCCGGTGGCTCCAGTTCTACTGCTGTCAGGAATTGGGGTTGGAGTGGTGGTCCTAGTTCGGATTCAAATGTCAACTGGGGCGGTCGCAATGTGATGCGCAATCCGTCCGGCAATCCATACACCATTGATGTGATTGCTAAAACGCCAGGCGCAAAAGCGGCAAAGATATTGAGCGCTGGTGCTAAAGCGCTGCCCATTATTGGTACTGGTGTGATGCTCTGGGAGTTGTGCAAAGAGCTTGGCTTCGGTTGTGAGAAGTCTGCTGGCGGTGAGCCTGCGATTACCAAGTCAGACCCTTCTGTGTGCACGACTTCGCCTTGTTATCTCTACCGCAATCCGAACGTCTTGGACAACCAATGGTCATCAGGTACGGCGGTCTGTAATGCGTTGGCGGCGCGTTACCCTAATGGGCAAAGTCAAGGCATATCCGGTAATGGCTGTGTGATTATTTGGACCGGCGGTCAGTCGGCTTTTGAGTACGTTCAGCGTACTGAAGTGCCTCCTGCGTCTTCTGCTTATTCCCCTTCGTCCATTCAAGAATTGGAAGATGCCATTGCCGCCAAATCTGGTTGGCCTACAAGCTCTCACATTCACGACGCTTTGCAGGAATCAGCAAAAGCTACTGGTGTTCGTATTCCACTCGAATCACCCGTTGTAACTGGCCCGTCTACTAGCCCAGGCACAACATCAACGACGACAAATCCTAGTGCCGGAACAACGACAACTAAGGGCACTACCTACAACCACACATACAACGACAACAGGGTGTCCACGACGATTACCACTTCCGTAAACGTTACCAATAACAGCACTGGGCAGGGCACTACAACGACGACAACGGAAGAGCCTGTAGAAGAGCAGAGCGAGTGCGAAAAGAATCCGAACACGTTGAATTGTTCCGACCTCGATACACCAGAGGGCGACATACCTAAAACAGAAAAGCGCATCACGTACGAAGCCGAAAACCTCGGCTTTGCTGGTGGTTCATGTCCGGCTGATGTGGTGCAAACCATTGCTGGCAAATCTGTGAAGCTGGTGAACTGGCAACAGAACTGCGGTTTGATTACTACTTACGCAAAACCCATGATTTTGGCGTTGGCGTCTTTCGCTGCTCTCATGATTATTTTCGTGGGAGGTAAACCCGAATGAAGCTCGGAACGTGGCTCCTTGGGCTTTTGCAGCCTGCGCTATCTCGGATCCTTACAGCACTCGGTTTTTCTGTGGTCACCATTCTGGGAATGGAGCAACTTTTGACCCAGCTAAAAGGCATGGTGGTGCAGTCCCTTGGTGGAATGTCCGCCGACATGTTCAACGTCTTTTTGCTCGCTGGTGGCGGTCAAGCACTTGGAATCATCACCGGCGCTTTGACAACCAAGCTCCTTCTCTGGCAGGTTCAAAACGCAACAAAAATCCTTGGGGTGAATCCATCATGAATTTCGCTGACTATGTCGTGTGTTTTTTGTTTTGGTATCGATGGCGTCTTGCTCATCGTCGTTGGTTTTTTGTTCGGCGCATGAAATGGCACGAGGCTATTTCTACTGATCCTCGTAATCAGCCGCGAATGCACAAGATCGAGATGGTGGCATGGCGAAATGCCACTTCGGCTTATGCGCGGTATGAGCGCGAATGGCGGCGTTTCCAGCGATGAGCATCACCCTGATAACCGGTGTGCCCGGCTCTGGCAAAACCCTCAAAGCTGTGTGGGACCATTTGCGGCCTTACGTTGGTCACGTTGATGTCAACGTGAATGACAAGGGCGAAGAAGTCAAGGTTCCTTCTGTCGTCTATACCAATATCAACAGCCTGCAAATTGAGCATGAGTTGATCGAGGGCGGCGGCACGTGGACTTTTGACCTCAAGAAAAAAGCGTGGGTTTACGAAGGCAACCCAATGGGTTTGCGCAATTGGCACAACTGGGCGAAGCCAGGCGCAAAAATCTTCTTCGATGAATTCCAGAAGTTTTGGCCTCCCCGCGCTAACGGCGCTGCCGTTCCCCCTGATATTCAGGCTTTAGACACACACCGACATATGGGCGTTGACTTCGTGGTCATCACTCAGAATTGCAACAACGTTGACCGCCATTTGCTCGGCTTGGTGGATAGGCATATCCATGTGCGGCGTGTTGCAAACATGCCGCTGGCCGTTGTGTATGAGTGGGACCATGCTTCCCGTTCATTGAACTATCGCAACAGCATGAGTAAAAGCCCTTGGCGTTATCCGCTGCAGGCTTACAAGCTTTATAAATCAGCGGAATTGCATACGAAGCAAAAACGCAAAATACCTTCAATTCTCTGGTTTATTTTGGCTGGTCTTGGCACTGCTGCGTATGCTTTTCCAACGCTTCAAACTCGTTTGACTGAGCGCATTACCGGCAAGAAGCCTGAACATGTTGCGACTGTTCAACAGCCAAAGGCGGGCGACCCTCAGACCTACATTAAAGACGGTGTGAAATACACCGTTGAAACTACGCAAACCGTTACAGACCCTGTTTTGCCTGCCTCTGCACCGGTTCCCCCTGTCTCTGCCCCGCCGCAGCCTGTGGCGGCTGGCTGCGTGGTCTCTCCGTCATCAGAGTGCAAGTGCTTTGATGCTCAAGGTGTCAAGGTTCCGGCAGTGCCTGACTTATGCCCAGACCCGAAGATAAAAAAGCCAGTTGAAGCTTTGGCCGGTATTGCTGAACCGGCATACAAGCGGCAATACAGCCAGGGCGAATTGCAGACGGTTGCCCTTGTCTTTGGGGTGAACCAGCGCTGATACACTCCCGAAAAAACGGGAGTGGCCATGCATTCGAAAATCATCGGTTTAGCGCTTTGCGCGTTGTCTTTGTCATCCGCTGCGGACGACATATTCAAACAGGGTCCCATGATGGGCGGTGGCAGTGCTACCCAGTCGCAACAGACCCAGACGCAAGTAAACACCGGTCAAGACACATGCGCGGCCTTGGCCAAGGAAAGACGCGCCATTGAGTACATCGATCAGAAGCAAATTTGGGTGCCGATCGAGCAGCAAAACGCAAACTATTACCGCATGCGTTTTCTCAAATCTGAGATGGCGGCGCGCGGTTGCCGGTATTGATTTAAGGTGCCTTAGAACCGGCGTACTGGTACACCCGCCGATCCGCTGCCCAGTTGTTGTGCGCTTGGCAAAAACTGCGGTATGAACCTTGCACCTGAATGCGGTTGTATTTGACTTCAAGCCCAGGGCGAAAACGTGGGTTTGTAGTTGGCACAAATGGCACTGTTTGATTCACTGCCGTTGAAATGAACTGCGAAAAATTGACGGTCATTTGTTTTTCCTTCCAAGCTTTAACCAGATTGCGCGCCTTGCGCGCTAAGTCCTTCGCCCACTGAGGTGTGGTCGGAGCGAAGTTAAAAATGCACTCCACCAGGCGCATGATGCGGGGCGAATTTTTGAACCCGTTATGAAACAACTCTCGCTGAAAACGAAGTGCTTCTGGGTGCTTCAAGTAGTTCTTTGCAATCATGGTCTTGGCCTTTCAAGTTACCGGATTCCCTAGATTCCGAGCTGGTCCCCTTTCGGTTTCCAAGCTGCCATCGTTCGGGCTTGTCCGTTACCGTCTTTCCCTGAGTTCGTCGCTGTAACGCAATGGCGCATAGGGTGGGCATGGATGTGCGGGGAAGCTTTGTAAAGCGCAGCTTTATGAATACCCCGCGCAGCCATGACCAAGCGCAGCGGCCCTATGCAGAGTGAAGTGAAGGCGACTAACTCCAGGGAAACGCAGGACAAAGTAAAGACGGTGGCGCGGAATGGGTTAGCGATTGGAACCCGAAGGGCTGAGACCTTAGGCTCAGGGGCGAAGCCCTAAAAGCGCGGTGCCGAAGGCAAACCCCCTGCCTTAAAAACCGCAACAACCAAAACTCAAACCGTTAAAATTGACGCTACAAAAACAATAGCAAAGCGGCCGGAATTCGGGGAAAAAATGATTTTTGGATATGCGCGAGTTTCAACAACTGAACAAGATACCGCCCTGCAAATTTCAGCCCTGAAACATGCCGGTGCAAAAACGATTTATCAAGAAAAAACATCATCAGTTGGTGCAAGACCTGAGCTTAGAAAAATGCTCCGAGTTTTGACAAAAGACGATTGTGTAATTGTTTACAAACTCGATCGGTTAGCACGCAGCCTGAAAGACTTGCTACAAATTTTGGAGCAAATAGAGACAACGGGAGCCAAGTTTCGCAGCCTTACCGAACCAATCGACACGGTAACTCCTGCCGGAAAATTGATGCTAAATATTCTTGGAAGCTTTGCCGAATTTGAACGCTCGTTAATTCGTGAGCGAACAATGGCGGGTCAAAAAGAAGCCATGAAAGCTGGCGTTCATTGTGGTCGTCCTCGGACCCTGACCGATGAACAAGAAAACGATATAAACCGTTTATACAGTCAAGGTTTTTACACCCTCGCTAACCTTGCCCAGATTTTTAACGTTTCGTCTAGCGTCATAAAGCGCACGGTTTACCGTGTTCAAAAACCCTCGTCTTCGTCGCTCCGGTAAACTGCTGTCTTCTCGCCTGTTGTTCGAAAGCGACAGCTTCCGCCAAATACCTCTTTGGCGCAGTGCTCAGGCGTCACAACGCCGCCTCATGACCACCGACGCATCCCTTCCCCCACTCTCGG